GTCAGTAAGTCACTGACCTGCAACTTTAACGTTGCGTATCGAGATCGAGCCGCCTTAAGCATATCAGTAAAGTAGTCAATCGTTAAACCGCCTACTTTCATATTGAACTCTGTAAAGGGCTCCTTATGATTGCAGGATAATCTCAAGCCGAGACTCCTATTGAGATGGGCAATTGCCCACCACTCTAGTGTTTTGTCTCCTCCTGACGGGGTAACGTACTGATGAAATGCTTCTAAATCCTTGCAATTCCGGAGAGACGTAACATAGTGTCTCCCAAGTCTTGCTTGGAGATATGCACAAAATGTAGGGGTTTGGAACGGAGTAAGGAAAGTGTAACCTCGTTCTCTAGCAACTTGTGAAACAGACCACAAAGCAGAAATGTTTTTGTGTGTCTCGATCATGGCTGCTAAAGGAAAGGCTGTCATTTCGATGTCGTTGTGAACTATTCGTTTGGCGAATTCAAAGGTGTCTTTTGATACCAAGGATTTCTGATCGGATATAGTAACTCCGAGTCCTATGATTAGTTCTTTGTACCGTCTAGCCACTGAAGTATTGGAAATGACTAGATCATCACCCAAGATACAATAATCCTTAAATGTATTAGGATTATAGCCTTCTTTATAGGCGCTGTATCTTACACAAAGGTGATGGCATAGTGAGAAGATTCCCCATGAGCTATACGCTCCCATAGGTTGACCGACAGAGTAAAGAATTTCTTCTTTGCCGGAGCCTATGGTAAAAGGTAACCTCGTGAGGATTCGACGCCAAGCACTAGCACGCTCCTTTGAAGAGAACACTTCAACAAGTGTTTGTTGTACAGCAATAGGAAATCTGTCTGTTGCTGCACTTAAGTCAAAGGAATGATAGTTAGTGCGACCGGCCATGTGTTTTACAAATCCAGCTTGGTTAAAGGTCATATCTGGCTCTAGTCTGCGAAGTTGGGCGAATGCCCAATCATGCACAGGTTTGAGCGCAGTTTGTGACCAATAATCCAGAATAGCTATAACTCTTGTCTTCCCCTCGGGAGCAGGGATCCCGGTGACCCTCCGAAGCGTGTTTTTACGCTTACGTGTCGTGTTCCGCCCCTGTTTTAACCCTTTGGTTTCCCGCAGGTCAGCGAGCTTCTCGCTGATATCCAAGAGGATTTCAAGCCGATTATAGCAATTCTTTAGGTTTGTTCCGAGAGATGAACCTCCTAAGGTTATAAGATCCATCAGGGTCTCTTGATCTAAGAGTTGTAGATCTTTGAACATTCCCCAAGTCGCGGGGCCATTTGGCCCCGCTGATGTGGATTTGTGAAACTCGGACCAGTAAGGTATCTCTTCAGATTTAAAGACACCCTTAGCGTGAATCCGAATCCATTCGGAGAATTCCTGTTCTACATTTATATCAGATGTAGAGGGGTTCGTTATAGTTGTCGAGTCGATCTTTAGAGCACTCTTCATTAAGTATGACACTTGTAAAAGAGTCAGAATGTTTTGAAGGGTCCTCTTATCTTTCTGCAAGATGAGTAATCCCACTTTCCCTTTGAAGAAATAGGAAGGTAGGCCATCTCGCATACGGGTAAAAGGAATGCTTACACGGTTTCCGGAAAGTACTTGATATATTGAGACCCTTACGGCCTTAATATAGCGAATACAATCCTTTGGACCTCGCGTGACGTATATGGTCTCGACTTTGTGCATTATTTCACGATAAGCTTCCAAGTCAGAATGTAACTTTTGTTCTGACGACGAGTTCTCAATGTTTTCTATAACATTGAGGTTATTAGTATGGTTATGTAGATAAAGTGTAAAAGCTTTATCAAAGTAATCAGAAAACAATGTTGTGCGAAAAGTGTTCATGGTCGGAATAGTATACCTTCCAATGCTCTCTCCCAATAGTTACATTGGGGTGCCTGGTACGGTTCGCGAGCTCTGTCCTTACGAAAGTCCAATTGTCCTTTCGAGG